GTGTCGTTATATATTAAAACTATGTCGAAAGTAAGAAAAAAAACCTTTAAACGAGATGTGCATTTACACATCGATAAAGCTTACATATTTATTGAAAACAATCTTCCGAGAAATTATGTGGAATTGGTGATAGAAAAACTACCACCAAATCGAAAAACTATTTTATCCCAAAATATTCGCAACGTTAAAAACAGATACACAAAGTATCCACTAAATAGACTTTACATTCTTGAAGCGCTTGTCGAGGTCGCAAAGGATTTTAAAAAGTCAACAACAAAAATTGAAAAGCTAATTTCTAATTAAAAACAATCAAGCCATGTCAAAAAAAATTCTCCCTGGACTAGTCGACCAGAGCGTCGAAGTCTTTAACGATGAAAATGGTAAGGTTCTTACCATACATAACGGTAAGGTTTTACCATTTTCGAACTTACCATTTGCAGTGATCGAGCGCTTTAAAGAACTAATGAAATCAGACAAAAAGGTTTTGCTAGCCATGCATGATCTAGTCCCTGATTCAGAGATATTGAGAATTGAAAAATTTGTGAGTTGCCGATTTGGTGGGTTGGACTACCAGGGCGATATCGATAATGATAATTTCCAAGATGGTGAGTATTGGAATTGTCCAAATCGTGCTAATTGTCCGCATAATGGTATAGTGTGCAAGTTACCAATGGTGAATGGTGAGCGCTTTACTGAACAAGATGTCAAAATACTTCAGTTTACGGCTACCGAAATGACGAATGATGTAATTGCTCAAGAACTTGACCTGCCGCTCGGCACTCTTCACAAATTGAAAAAAAATATTTGGTCCGTTCTGGGCATTCAAACAAAACAACAAGCCACTTTAATTGCTAACCAAATGAACTTATTACCATGAAAAAGTCACTCTATGAATTGTACAAAAGTATCAAAGGATTAAAAGGAACAGAATTAATCCTAAAGATTGGTAATGTTACTCAATTAGAACTGCAATGGGTGCTCGCTAAGGTTGAGTTAGAAAAGCATAAAAAGCTATACAAAAAAGCATCAAACATTGGCAGCATTGTTATTGAAAGGACACAAGTTAATTTTTACAAATCACGATTAAAAGAACTTGAAAAAAAATTAAAACCTACGTTCTTACCTATTCCTATGTCCGGGGCTGAAGCTTAGCCAAGCCCCTTCTTTTAAAGCTATGAGAAGTCTTAAGATATCACTCAACGATAGAGTTCTAAAGTCTATCCCTGTAGACTCATTAAAAGAAGCTGTGGAACTAGCGACCGCAAACTTTCAAAGCAATTTGAAGTTTGAATATTCAACGATTAATTCAAAAAACAATATTGAAAACACCATAATTATTCGCTTATGTCACCTACCGAATTAAATAACAAAATAATCCAAGCCGAGGCCCGTATTCAGCAACTGTTGACATCGGAGCTTTTCTCTGAAGCTGAAAGAGAACAACAGATTCGTAAAGCAAATGCAGAGCTAGAAGAACTGCTATTGGAAAAAGCAAAAAACATTGATGTTGACCTTAAATAGTAATTTGAATGCCGCTAATTAAAGATTCATTTATTGAAGCATTAACCGACTCGTTAAACATAGAAACCGTAATTGGCCGCTATGTAAAACTTGATCGTGCCGGCTCAAATTTCAAGGGTTTATCACCATTTGGCTCTGAGAAAACAGGATCCTTCATGGTATCTCCATCCAAATGCATTTGGAAAGATTTTAGCTCTGGCAAGGGAGGTTCGGGTTTCATCAGTTTTGTCATGGAGAAAGAGTCTCTATCTTACCCTGAAGCTATAGAGAAAGTAGCATCAATGTTTGGTAAGCCAGTGGAGTATGAAGAAGTCACTCAAGAAACCAAGCAAAAAATTGAGCGAAAAGAAGAGCAGCGCTCTGTTCTTAATTCAGTCTACAAAAAATACAGAGAAGCTCTCAAGAGTCTTCCGGAAGATCATCCAGCTATTATTGAATTGAAACGGCGCGGTTATGATCAAGAGGACATTGATGATTGGGGCATAGGTTTTGCTCCTGAAAATTTTTTGTACGACATCCTTAAGAATTCTGGGCGTGTTGAATTTGGAAAACATTTAGGGCTTATTGCTGGCAAAGACAATAAGTGGGATAAATATTCCAACCGTGTTGTTTACCCAATACACGACAAACTTGGTAAACTTATAGGTTTAGCCGGTCGTGATGTAACTGGTACTGCTAAAGCCGCAAAATGGATTAACCCAGATGTTTCATCTGAAAATTTATTGTACAATAAATCGTCAGAGTTATTCGCCTTAGACAAAGCGAAATCGAACATTGTAAAAATGGGCTTCGCTACCATTGTCGAAGGTTACAATGATGTTATCGCATTTCACAAGTTTGGACTGCCGAATACGGTATCTGCTTGTGGAACTGCCATAACATCCGGACAAATATTGGCCATAAAAAAGTATACCGATAAAATTCTCTTTGCCATGGATCCTGACAAAGCAGGAAGATCATCTATGGTTAAATACATTCCTGATTTTATCAAAAATGGCTTCCGCTGCGAAGTAATGAATCTTACGGCCGATCCTGATGATTATTGTCGAGTATTGAAGGCTGAAGGCTTATTGACAGAAGAAAAAAGCTTGGTAGACATCATCAATACTCCGGGCCAAAAATATGATGGTTTCAAGCTATTGATTGAAGAGTATATTCAAAAGGATTATCTCGAGTCAAAAAAATCACTTGAATTGGAGATATCCCTGTTGGAGACAATGGAGGCTTCATTCAAAGAGGAAATTGATACTCTAAAGGCAAAAGAATCTGAGCAAGAGCTCCGAGTTCATGAGCGCAATGATGATCTATTGTCTGCCGAGAGTAAACATGGTAAAAAATCAGAGGAGTATAAGTTGGCCAATCAAGCTTATGTATCCGCAAAGAATGAGCTTGCCAAAACAAAATCGAAGATAAAATCATTTCCTGTTCCGGAAGATTTACGTAAACAGCGGGAGTCTGTTGCGAAATTCAAAGCCGATTACGACCGGCTTTACATTAGTTCTGAGTTTTCTCGCAGTTCCGGCGCTCGCACTTTATGTGAAGTTATATGTAATGTCCAGGACAAGGCATTCTTTGAAATCTATTTAGGATGGATCCGGGAGGAGTCGGGTGTTTCAAACAAAGTACTTGCAGAATGGATTCGCGATATCCGTTCCGACCAAAAAATAGACGAGTTATCTGCAAAAGATGATCGGTTTTGGAAAATTGATTATCAATTACCCAAAGACGTTAACATCCCCCTCGGCGAGCTAATTGATGACATCAACCGGTACAACATGTTTATGGCCAACTCCAAAATTTATTTTGCCAAAGAAGCCGACGATGATGATGTAGTCACTTTCTATTCTGTTTCAAATTTCGAAATCGAAGTATTGCAGCACATGAACGATGAGAAATTTCCAATGAAGCTTTTCCGTATCAAAAATATTTTCGGAGACGAGAAGGTTTTTGACGAGCGGTCCGAATGTTTGAATCAGCCAATGATGTTTGATAACATGGTAACCGGTAAAGGCAACTTCCGCTTTGATGGTACCGCCAAAGATCTCAAACGCCTCAGAACCTATCTATTTGATAAAATGGGTATCGGTAAAAAGATTGATGTTTTGGGATGGCAGCCCGACGGGAAGTTTTGGGCCTGGAACAACGGTATTGTTTTGGAAAATGGCGATGAACTTGAAATTGACGAACATGGTAAAGTAGTTATTGATAAGGTATATTATTACATTCCTTCGGCCAACAGCATTTATAAAAATAATCTTTACAAGTTCGATGCACAAAAGAGATTTGAGAAACAATACAACCAGGTAGATTTTACTCTCTTTTTAATGCAAGTCAAGAAAGTGCATCGAGAGCATGCGATATCTGGAGTATTGTTTGCAATAGCATCCCTGTTTCGCGATCATATAGGAACAAAACTGAAGCGCTTTCCGATTCTATTTCTATATGGCCCGGGTGGTACAGGTAAGGATGAGCTTGCAGAAATTATTCAAGGCTTTGTTGGCGTTCCTCAAACGGCCATTAATTTGGAGGGTGACGTTTCCACAACAAAAGCTTCTATTCGGGAATTGGCCCAATTTAGAAATGGTATATCTCAATTTTCAGAGTATAAACGCGGAAAGAAAGAGCATGATGGTATTCTAAAACAAATTTATGACCTACGGGGATATAAGCGGGGAACCATCGAGAGCCACGTCGGAACCGAGTCGGTACCAGTTGAATCATCAGTTGTCCTAACCGGTAACGATTTCCCCGACGCAGAAGCCTTAATTCAGCGTTTGATATGGAATGAAATGACCAAGAATGTCTTTACGCGTGAGGAGCTTTTGGAATTTGACAAGTTAAAGGACTGGGTGGCCGATGGGATATCTGGATATTCTAATGAAATACTAAAGCATCGAAAGGTATTCGTAGAAAACTTCGAAAAAAAGCAAAGGGAATGGAAGGGTATTCTTAAAGAACGATTTCCTGACGCCAAAGAAAGGATGATTGCCAATCTTTCAATCTTATCAGCATGCTATGAAATATTCCGGGATAAAGTGGACTTATTCAAATTCCCTTTTTCACAGGAAGAAATGATAGATCATTTTGCAACATCGATTGACCAGCAGTTACGAAAAATCAATTCGGCGTCTATACTTGTTCGTTTTTTCGATTGCTTTATTTCATGCCTTCGTGGGAATCCTAACGACAGAATACAAGTCCACCGAATGGTTAATGTCGAAGCAAATAAATTGTACATCCAATGGACGCATTCGTATGCCAAAGTACAAATGCAATGGTACAAATTGTATAACGAGTCTGCTCCAAACAAGAATACTGTTTTGGACGAAATCAAAAAGCAACCTGGCCTTTTTATTGAAAGTCGTAGCAGTTATTCATTTGACAGCGGCCGTCAAGCGATTAGATCATCTGCAATTGCAATAGACCTTGAAGCAATACCACAAGCCGTAAAGAACGATATCATGTCATCTATTGTATTCCAGCTAAATGATGGTACTGTTTTTCAAGATTCATTGGCCGGTGCAAATTCGCCAGAACCAAGCCAACAAACAGCGCTGCCAATTAATGGATTCACCGAAGACGACGTTGGCTTTAATTCCGATAATTCTGATGAAGATGTACCCTATTAATTTTTTTCCCCTGCGACCCCAAAAAAAAATTAGAGTTTAAAAGAATGTGGCGGAATCGAAAATTAAGTCTCAACATTCTCAACATGTTTAAAATATTGAATTTCAAAAAATTAAGGTTGAGAAAATGTCGAGAATGTCGCAGAATGTCGAGAAACGATTTTCAGTTTCTGTAACATTCTCGACATTATAAAATATAAAACGCTGATAATCAAGTGTTGAGAAGTCGAGAAACGCGAGAAGCAAAAACAACATTAAAAAAATGAATCAAGAAGAAAATTTAGTCGAGGAAATTTTCAAAAAAGTTGAAAGCCTCACAGAATTAAACCGAGTTCTGCAATCATTTGTTTGGTTAATTGAACAGGGATACATTCCTCGTGATTATGAAATTTTTCATCATGGCAGCGATGCCTTTACAAAGCTCACAAATGGATAGCCAATTTTTCAAAATCAAAGTTTCTGTAATACAAGCCTGTTGGCAGGATTGTACTCAGAATGGTGTTTTCCTCTCTGGAAAGACATTCTTCAGAAAAGATCAGTTTACGGGTAAGTTTATCGGTATGTATCAACTGCCGGACGACTCCCCATTGTGGTCATTTGATAGTTTGAATCAAAGCATTAAAGTATATCAAATGCAGGAGCTCAGAATTTTACTACAGAATCAATTGCTGTATAAAATATCAGAAAGGCCACATGATTTTGAAGAAAGCTTCAGCTGTATCATAAAAACACCAACTACGGTAGATGATTTTTTGATTACGCCTAATTATGTGAAAGAAAACATGATGTACTGGATTATGAATTTAAACCAAGTTACCGGACCCTACTTTACAAAACCCGATGAATCGGTAGATCGTTTTGTAAAAATGCACCAAAACAACAACCTGTTAGTTCTTTCCCGTCGTCAAACATTTGAATCCAATAACCGTGCAGCATCATGAGTGTAGTGTACAAATCAAAACTTCATAGAAAAGACTCAAGAATTATAGCGCTGCTTCGGCCTGCGGTCGTGTACCGCGCGCGAACATTCAATATTGCAAGCCAGCGATATGTGTATTTAGTAGAAGTCATTTTTGAGGGCGAAGAAAACCCAGTCAAGGTTATGCCAAATGACATTGAAGAATTTTCCAATTGTAAACTTTAATTAAAAATAGCCATGCAAACAACCCATTATCTTTTTCGAATGAGTCAGAGCTACTCATTGAAAAACAAGTTAGAAAAAGCGGTGTATGAGTACTTGAAATCGATAAGTGGCTCATTGATCGAAGCGCAATACCTCAATGAGGTAAAATCAAAAATTATCTCCAAAATCAACCAATTAAATGCAGAGCATAAACGATGCAAACCTCTTCATCCAAATTTTTCAAATTTTGATAGGTCAAGCTGTTTAGTAGATCAATCTAGCACTCTTGAAGGTGTCTATAGTGTCTGCGTATTTAAAATTCACAAATGCGAACTTAAACACCCAACACAATTTTAATATGAAGTACACAGGAAAGCACATTTTTGAGGTGCAGCACGACCAGAATTTTGGTTCAATCAAAGTTGAAATAGACTTTGACAGAGTAACTAATGAGAAATCTACTTTTGAGTGGATTCAGGAAATGGTAACATTTTGGAGCCAATGGAAAATAGATCTGAAAGAGTGTAACAACGACTATGTTCGCCTCTTTTTGTACAAACTAGCATTTATGGTTTTGGAAATTGACCTAGAGCATAGATGCTCAAAGAATACCGGGGCATTAATCGTGTTGATGACCGACGAGGAAGGGTGGTGCCCATTGGATGGTTCCTTCGGCATCCGACTGCTCTCCCACAATTCTCCGGCACTTCGTGATTTTGATGACTATACCATAAAGAATCTGACCTATGCCTAAAATTGATAAAGTAATCAGTTTGGAAATCACTCCCGAGCAGTTCCTTAACAGCTGCTCGGATATAGAACTCCGGGAGATTGATTTGTTACTTCAATCCCCACGGTACTACAGTAGAATTTACCCAAAGGATCTTTCGGTTCGAAATTCAATTAAAGCCTCGAAGGTTCTAGATGAATTACAAAAAAAACTGAAACCTGATTTTCCTGCAGATAGAACTGAACACCCATGTTAGACACCTTGCACAAAGAGATAACAGCTGTCAATAGTAAGCTGTATTTCATTAGTGGATTTATGGCCGGATTAATCACCGGTGCAATTGTTTTTTTAACCTTTTTATACTTTTTGTAATGAGCAAAAAATTTTACATTTCCAAAGTTCAAAAATCAAATGGCTTAATATTGGATTTAAAGGAGATAAAAAAAAATTAACCAACTAGACTTATTCCATTAGCTTGTCTTAACCCTCTTGATGCACGGTTTATGTGACCATTTTACAAAATTTAATAAGAATCACAGAATGTTATTGTGGCATTTTGATAAACCTCTTTTACAAGCTAGCGTCTTTAGTTTCTATATAAACCTTAAATCCTAAAGGAGTCAGGGAATAATTTAAAGGCACGTTGATGTCATCATGTTTGAAGATAAGTTTATTGTTTAAAAAAATTCCAACATCATTTTCATTATATGCGTTTATAAATGATTTTGTCTTGAAAATTACATGATCACAAAAGTTTCTATATGTTCTTAATCGTTCTCTGCCTAATTTATTAGAAATAATTTGACATTGCTCAGTGGTAGGGATAATAATTTCCTTATATTCTTGTAGGATTTTGACTAAATTATTATTTTCTTCCTCAAGATTTGTCAATTTAGATTCAAGAGAAAGTTTTTCAGTTGTGAAATCTTTTTGAATCTTATCAATTAAGTTTTCAGTTTCAGTGTTTTTTATTAGTAATTCTTCATTTTTTTTCCGAAGTTCTTCAACGTCACTTGTTCCTGCTTTTATATCTGCAATTTCTCTTTCTAGTTTAGCAGTATCTTTTTTGTTTGAAAGAGTAAAAATTTTTATTTTATTTTTTTGTTCGTAACGTTTAGTTTGTATGTCATAAAGTATTTTATCAAGATACGAACTTAGATATGGTAATAACAGTAAATAGGCTATTGAAGTAAAAACGGGAACAACAATTGAATCAATATTTGAGTATTCGTATTTAATAACTATGATTCTGTCTTCAATTGAAGCTTTTGAAAAAAATAAAAATACAAATGCTTTCCAATTGTAAATAAGAAATGCTGTTAAAAAAGATCCAATTATTGGATTTTTAATTCTTTCACGGGAAGATTCAGAAAAACTTTCTAAAATTTCTTTCATTGTATAAGTGATTTTGGTAGACGTTTGCTTATGAAGTTCCGCCGCTAGCCGACTGTAGTGGTTAAAGCGAAATTATTTTTCCTTACTAAGATAAACTTTTTCGTGTAAACCAAACATCAAACTAGTACTTACCAGCCATAGCGGCTATTAACGGAAGTTATATTAAAATGGAAGTGTGTCAACGTAAACGGAAATAGGCAATTTTTTTGAAAAGTTACCTTTATCGGTTGCTATTTCAATAAATACATTCCCTTGAATTCTATAACTATCTTTTATATCTTCTTCCCATGAATTAGCTATTATTCTGCATGTATTCAATTCAACTTGTGACCATCCTTTTTTTGGTATTTTGGAGAAATCAATTGAAAGCTGATACTTGTAATTATAAGGTTTTAAATCAGACTTTTTATAAGGTAATTTTTTACCATGTTGTTTTATAGTCCACATTTTTGTAGAGTAAAAGTAAATTGCTTGAATTTCAGGAGAAACCTTATTTGACTTATTTTCTATGTCAATTATTAAATTGATAGTTACTTCTGCATATTCATCAGTTGTCTCTAAATAACCATCTGTTTTCAATTCTATTTCGAAAGGATTATTTTTATATACTTCAATTTCTTTTTTTGCCCATTCGAAATTTTTAGATAGCTTTTCTTTTAAATGTACAATTGATGTTCCATAAACAATATGTCTTTTATGTTTTAAATCAAAAGGAATATTTTCAGCGCTTTGTGTAATTAAAATACATAATTTCCCAATAGCATGAGCATATCCAAGTTCATAGAAAACATTTGGATTTTTATCTGATAAGTCCGCAATAATAAAATCGCAACTTTCAATTTCGCTATATATTTTGTCAAGCATTCCCTCGTCAAAGAGCTCTTCATCTAAGCGATACGCGTCAATATCGTTTTCTTTAGCGGTTTCTTTTATTCCAATTTTGAATACATCGTCAAAACTTTCATCAAAAGGCATAATTACAAATGCTTTCATAATAAATTTTTATATAATCTTATATCTGGTGAATGATTGCGTATAAGTTCCGCCGCTAGCCGATAGTAGCGGTCAAAGCGAAACAATTTTTCTTACTAAGATAAACGTTTTTGGTGTAAACCAAACATCAAACTAGCAAATTCGAGCAATAGCGGCTAGCGGCTTTTATAGGCAGGCTTTATTATTCTAACATTTTATAAAGTTCATTTAAACTATCAATTATTACATCAATACTCACAAAGTTTGGTTTATCGTCAATACTCCAAGTATTATTACTCTTTTTAATTCTTAATTTAATTTCGTTAACTACATTAATTTCACACTCATTTAATATACTACTTGCGATAATTTCGTCACATATATTCAACGCTCCATTTCTTAGATATCTATTAGGAGAGTAAGCTATTTCTTCAATTTTATTTTTAATTTCTTTTGCGGTCATGTATTAATTTTTAAATGTTACCGCACAAAAATCAAAATCTTTTATTTATTAAAATAGGACAGTTAAATAGTAGAGCTCAATATTCTATCTAAAGATTGTTTTAAGCTTGACTATGTGGTTAAATACCTAGTAATAACCCATTAATTGTTGAAAATATTATTCTTTTATTTTCTATTTTAATTCAGACTTTAGTGATATTATTAACTTTTTTAACCTTAATGCAAACTCTTCTATCTCATTAAGATTAACTCCTGACTTTATTTGTCCGTCTATTTCAATATTACAAGCAAAATCATTGAAGTATTGGTTTACTTTTTCACTTACACCTATTAAATCTAAATGTTCTTTACTATCAAAATCATAACTGAATAAATGACTATATCTAGTTTTGTATGAATATAAAAAGTAATTCAATTCGAACATGAATGATACATTCTTAATAATATTTGATTTTGCATTAAAATATTCTGCAGATTTTATACTTGAATCTATTTCCTTTGCTAATATTCTTGAATTTCTTGAAAACTCATGTGCAAAAACGTTAAATCTTGGCATGTATGCTGCTAATGCATCAAATGCATCAAGTTTTCTCATCAATAAGTTCACGTTTTTATTTTCTATACTAGATTGTTTACCGACTATATATGTAAGATATGCTAAAGTTATTAAGCTAAGAATAGATATTAAAGTATTTGTAGTACCACCTATGTAGCTTCCAAAATCTGCCCAATCATTTAAATCGTAGGAAATATTTTGATCACCTAGCATGTAGATTAAAAATAAAACAGGTAAAATGCATATAATTACAGAAATACTAATTAATATTGTTGTAAAGAAATATGAGTTAATACTTTTCATTGATTATAATATTTTGATATTGTGGCCCGCTCAGCGGACACAGGATTCGAAAGTGGCGGCCCTGGTATTCATATCAGGGCCTTTTCGTATTTATAATATTGCAGCACCACTATTAACAAATAATTTGTTAACTTACAAAATAAATTTATACATTTGTGATGTTGTAATACTGAAAATAGTTTTCTATTAGAAACCCCCTGCATCGGCAGAGGGTTCAAAGTTAAAAGAATTTATCGAAAGCATTAATTAACCTAGCAAGAGATGTTGCAAAAGGCGTAAATGTTTTCATAAACTTAATAACCTTCATAGTAGTCTTCTCAAATGTCATACTAATGAAGTTTGGTTAATGAAAGTGACCAAAGCTGCCTTGGCTGGCAAAATTCAAACCTTCGAGTTGCAGCTCGGAGGTTTTTTTTGATATCAAATTGTTTTTTACATTTTTTGTTTTCTTGTATTTTCAAATTTATCTTTTTAAGTGATGTCATTGCAACTTATTTTTAAACAATTTTATTAACATAGCGATTTTTTAAAACACTGAAAGACAATAAGTTAACGTTTTTTGAAATGTCAATTTAATATAATTTTAACAAAAATTTAACAAAATTTTTTTTTCATCATTCAATTTTGTAACTAATTCAAGGCTGATTTATCTATTTAATTTAATTAGCTTGTTACTATTTTTTAATTGAGCACAAAACAATATAGATTAAAGAGTATATATTTGTATATACTTTTTAATCTATGGCTATCCTGGACAAAGTTTTGGCACAATCATTTATTTGTAGCATTGAGGTTACCCTTAACGCTACAGTAAAGCCATCGGCCATTGAAGGCTGGCAACCTTTTGCCAATTCCATTATAGAGGATTCTGATTTCCAAAAGGCATACGCAACATTTCCTTCTATAGCATTTGCCGAGGAATCAACAAACAGTGCCGCTGGAACGGCATACAATCAAAAAGTAGTTTTTACATTTCCGGATAAGGACCAGTACCGGTCGCAGCGTATTGCTTTACTTCATCAAGTAAAGTTCATACGCCTTTTTTTTACCGACGGTTTTGTTTTACTCGTTGGAAGAAATGACTTTTCGCAGAATGCGGCCCCCGAAATCACATACAAATCCAACGGGAATAATGCGCAGCTCGAGATAAGCTGTGATTCTATTTTCCCATGCGGATTTACACCAAATCCGAACCAATTTGGCTTGCCCTCATTTATACCAATTTCATTAACCGTCTAGTTATGCCAGATCCAACATTTCCATTAAGCATTTCAACCAAAGTTAATTCACCGGCTTTACTTGCTTTTCTGCAACAATTTGGTGATGAGCATTACTTAACTGCTGAAGAGATAAATGCAATTGTTCAAGCCATCAATTTTTTAGCGACACTCGGCGGAGGCGGAGGTGTAGGCAACCTTCAACAGGTAACTGAAAATAATAATGAAACCGATCGGGGAATTGTTATGATTTCAGAGTTTGGAGATAAGTTACAAGTTTGGAACAGTGGCGATGGAACTTTTGCTATTCATCAAATTATCGGAAACTCATCTTTTCCAATTTGTACTATTACATCGACTGGTGTCAATTTTCAAAATGGTATTTACAATCTACTATTACAGATGCCTGCTATTGGTAGTGGTACTTATCAATTTCCTGCAAACACTGGTATTGAACTTATTGCCTCTCAAGATTGGGCAAGCTCCGAGATAAACAATCAAATACTCCAGCTCATTGATGGGGCGCCGATCGACGGCAACACACTTAAAAGACTCAATGATAAAATACTCGCCCTTCAGGGAATAATAAGCGGTACCAATCCCGACGGGGACTCGATCGTCAATACCATCGCCGAGCTCTTGGCGGTGTTTCAAAATTATCCTGAGGGTACTGATATCGCTCAGATATTGGCGGATAAAGTCAATGTGGGTGACGTGGTCAACAACTTGACCACAGTAATTGCTGGCAAAGTATTGGACGCTCGCCAAGGGAAAGCATTGGCGGATCTTATTGCGGCCAAATGGACGGCCGTGGACGCTACCAGTGTTGTAAAAGGAATCATGAAGTTGTATACCGCAGCCGGTGACAATACCGACGGTGCAATTACTCAAAAGTTTTTCAATGACACTGTTCTGGCCAAAAAAGGCATCGAGAATGCAAACTACCAAATTCTGGCAACTGACAAATGGGTATACACTCTAGGAAACTTCTCGGCTAACCGAACATTTACATTGCCCGGTGACGCTCCTCAGGGTAAAGAAATCATTGTGGCCGATGAGCAAGGTACCGTTGGCACATTTACTTTGACCATTGCGGCGCCCACTGGTAAAAAGTTAAACGGCGTAACAAATGGAACAGAAGTAATTCAAGCTTCGTATGGATGGCGACGCTTCGTTACGGATGGTAATGGTAATTGGTATTTCGACGCGGGAGTTGTCCGCCAAGCGCAGTTCAATAATGCACTTGCTTTAAAAATGAATTTGGAAAATTGGATTGATTTTTCAACGTTATCCACAATTTCTGGATTCTCAACATTGTCGACAGTTGTCATAAAGTACATTCCTATAGGTAAATCGTTCATGTACTATTTCTTTGTTTCCGGAACTTCTAACGGTCCAAATTTCACCTTTACGATACATACGAATCATTTAGGTTCTACTTATTTCACTGGGGGAGGTTTGAATAGAAATGGTGGTAACCTATCAAATAATGCCCCTAGGATAACTGTGACTTCAAATTCTGCCACTATAACTGTTTTGAACACCCTAGCTGGGTCAACTTGGAATGGAGCAGGAACCAAAGAAGCCAGCGGATGGTTTATTGTTGAATCTAATTAGAATGATATGAGTTTTTATATATTTCAAAAAACAGGGGATTACGAAGGCATTCGCTTGACTCGTCCAACAGATCAAGAAACGGACTTAATCGGGATTGAATCTACACCCGAAAACCTCGCCAAAATGAGCGTTTTTGTCACTCCGAAGTTAATTGATGGCGAAATCATCGAGGCGGCCACTCCAGAGCAGATTGCACAAGCCAAAAAAGACCAAGTTCCTGTTGAAGTAGCACTTTGGAAGCTCAGACATGTGCTTTCAATTATGCAATTGGAAGATCTTGTTTCTGCTGCAATCGAAAATCTTCAGGAGCCACTTCGAGGCGCAGCCATAAAGCTTTGGAATTTCGGGAACTCCGTCGAGCGTTATTCGCCTACAGTTTCACTGATTAAGCAAGTATTGAATATTGACGATAATCAAGCTGATGATATTTTCATTGAGGCCGATAAAATCAAGCTATAAAAGACGAATCTATGACTCTCCCCAATTCTCCGGTTCCATTAAACTTCAGAGCGCATCTTATACCTTTTCTACGATGCGAACTTTATGGCGTTTTGATTACTTCGGGATTGGTCGAGACAACCATTATAAAAATTGACCCAGGATCCTCCGTGGGGAAGTTTATCGTAGCTTCTTTAAAAAGTCATGGAATTTACATTGATCCAGGCACTCAGCTGTACATGCGTTTTGATGTCTTTTCAAAAGAGCTTGAGTCTACCGTTTATACTGTTTTTAGAAAAATAGACAAGATCCTTTACGTACCAATTGAATGCAAGCGTGAAATCAATGATTTTGTAGAAGATATTTTTCGCGTTGCTATGCAATTCCATGTCGCCGGGATGCAGAAAATCAATCCAAAGATGACTGTTAAAGAGTGCTTGGAAGATTTTATGATTCAATATCGAATGGACGATTTCGGGTTTGAGGTGGAATCTTTGCGTAAGGTTTTGACCCGAAACAAAGAGTACAAGATAAAGCGGATGCAAAACCACACCCCTTTTTATAACCGTTCCTAAAATGCGGAATCGTGTCCAATTTTCACATTTTTAAAACTTCATTTTTGTGCTTTAAATAGCGCTAAAATGACTCTAGTTACAACTATCCCCACAAGAAAATACAAGTTTTTTCTTCGTATTAAGCGCTTTTTGACGCGTTTGGCTGACACTGCTGTGGTTATTCTTCTTGCAATGGGTTATGCCGAAGATTCATGGCTAATGCTTGTAAGCCGTGTAGGTGTGTCAGGGTCATTGGAAGCGATTGAATATTTAGTAAAACCTGAAGATGAAGTTCCTACAAATTCTTGATTTAAAAGCCTCGGTGATATCTGTCTATTGCTTTGGCATCATGTCAATTCCTGTCAACGGAATTTTTTGGGCTGACGTGCTAAAAGTTGTGTGCGCGATAGTCTACCTAGGTTATTTAATTCGTCGATGGTACCTAATGGAAAAGCGAGTATTAAAAAAAGACAACTATGAAACAGAAGATTAATCGCGCGGAGTTTTACAAAATCGTGCGCCGTGAATTTGGTCGTTTGACCCAGGCTCAGGTAAATGGTTTTGAAGCTTTTTTGAATGAATGGGAGCGCGTCGGTTATACAGACATCCGCTGGCTAGCTTACATTTTTGCTACCGTTTGGCATGAAACAGCTCGAACAATGCAACCTATTGAAGAATTCGGGCGTGGACGCGGTAAGCGTTACGGTATCAAGCAAAAACATAATCGTGAGAGTTATACAAATCCTGATGTGATTTACTATGGTCGTGGCCATGTTCAATTAACCTGGTATGAAAACTACGAGCTTATGGGCCGCCTTTTGGGCGTTGATTTGTTAAACAAGCCAGAGCTTGCGTTGCAAATGGATATCTCAGTTCGCATTACATTCGAGGGGATGACCCGCGGTTCCTCTTCCTTTGGAGATTTCACTGGACGCTCCCTAGAGCAATACTTTAATTCGCGTGTTGATGATCCAATCAACGCTCGTAGAATCATCAACTTGTTAGATAAGGCTGAGCTTATTGCTAGCTATCACTATAAATTTTTAGCCGCATTATCATGAGAAGACTTGGGTTAGTTTTGTTTGTTTTATTGATTTTCGCTGCTTGTTCTGTCAACAGGCAGCGAAATAAAACAGAGGAGGTCTTTTCCTCTGAGCAGGGTTTAAATCAAGTAGATACTACTGCGAGTAAAGTTGAAACTAACACTAAAAAAGACTCGTCTGCAACTGAAAAGGCAAAAGACGAATCTACAAACATTACTCTTGGTCCTGATGCTCATTTGATCAAAAAAGAATTCTATCCTGATGGAACGCTCAAAAGCCAAATTGAGTTAAAAGGACAATCTTCTATGTCAAAAAAAGCATCAGAAAAAACAAAGCAAGCCAAAAAGCAGGAATCCACCAATCGAAAAGCCACGAAAAATACTGGGAAAAAAGCTAATGCCATAGCGAAAAAGAACGTTAAAAAATCTGGGGAAGCGTTGAACGTGAGGAAGTCACCGCATACCGGCAGATTGATTTGGATCCTGCTTTTGTTGCTTGCCCTTATCCTCGAACTACGTTACCGTTTCATCCGTAATCTTTTCAAAAAAAAATGAGTAAGAAAATCCCTTTAGCGGCCTTATTGTATGCCGAAGTTTGGTGCTTGCATCAACCAGAATTGTACGAAATGAGTCTTTTGGAAATGAAAGACGGAAAGGAATTCAAAAGTATGTATCCTGTTCCGGATTATTCAGCGATTCAATTTATTGACCCAAAAGGGAATAAAGCCTATTTACCCAAAGAAGAGTTGAATAAGATTCCAGAGAAATCTATTGGGGTAATTGCAATTACAGGCGAGATTGTTCCATACGGCGATTGGTGTACGGTCGGCGCTGATGATATCGCACAGGAGTTTATGTTGGCTTTTGCCAATGAAAATATTGATGCCATTATAATGCCGGTAGATTCCCCGGGTGGAGCAGTCAAAGCAATTGATATTCTGAAAAGTGTCAAAGAGTCAAAAAACAAGCCTGTTGTTGCGTTGGTTCGCGATGCTTTATCCTTGGCTTTATGGACAGTAGCTGAGCTCGCTGATTATGTTATCGCAAATGGCGACGTATCCCCGCGATTTGGTTCTGTAGGAGTGGTTACTCAAATGGTAAAAACTGAGAAGGCCATGGAACGTTTGGGTTATGAAATCAAAACCTATTATCCGCCGGAATCCAATTTAAAGAATAAGGATCAAATGGATGCTTTGAACGACAAACCCGACGGTTTAATCAAAAATGTCTTGTCTCCATTAGCGCAGCGTTTTCAAGCTTCTATGCGTGCAGGATTTCCCAACTTAAAGGACAAAGATGGCATTCTCAATGGTGCTGTCGTTTTTGCTGACAAGGCTATTGAATTGGGGATCTGTGATGAGATAGGTAATCTCGATACTGCCATCGCTATGGCGCGAAAGTTAGCCCTTCAAAACGCAGTATCACAAGGAATGAGTGTGTAATTTTTAATTTATTGATAACTATGAAATTTTGGAAAACAAAGTTAGGGGCGGCGATTTTAGCCATTAGCGTTTTTGCTGGACTTAAAGAGCCGCCAATTGAGGGTAACAAGCTCAATTTTAGCCCTGAAGATTTAGAAAAAATCAAAGGTGCTTTAAAAGATGGTCAAGACTTGAATGCGCTTATTGAAGCTGCAAACAAGGAAATTGAAAAGGAACTCAAAGCTGGAGAGTTTTTGCAGGGCCTAGACGCGAAACTAGAGGAAGCTTTTGCTGAATTAGAAATTCCTAAAGCTAAACTTGAAGAATTAGCTCAAAAAGCTAAAACGGATAATCCCGACGATCCATCGGCTATGCTAAATGCATTGACTGAATCTATCAAATCTTTCAAAGCTGATTTCGAAGAGAAATTGCGAATATTAGGGAAAAAACCCGAAGACGACTCACCAGAGAACATCATTAAAGGTATAGAAGCGTTGAAACATTCAAAAACACATTTGTTCGCATCGGGCTTAGACTTTGATGCTATTGGCGAGGAGCGGCCCTGGAACTTAGCAGCTGCTAATGGTTCTATTGCTTCCGCGACTACTTATGGTGAAGCGACAATTAAACAGTTGAATAAAGATATTGCGGACTATGTTCAGCAAAATCCAACGTTTATTCGCGATCTCCACAAGGATAATTTCCAACTTCCTGATTTTTGGCCAAAACGATTAAATGTAGATGACCGTGTAGCTGATGGCCACATCGTTACAGGCGAAATCACTCAAGGTAGAAAGTTAGGTTGGTTGCCGAAAAACGTTCAAGAGCTCGAGGCAGAAACTGGCCAAATCTACCCAATTCAAATTGATGCAAAATGGTCTGGGTATGACTTGCAGAAGATTGAAACCAACTGGTTAAACTTCATGAATACCGGCGCCGGATCTTCTCCTTATAAAATGCGTTTTGTGGAGTTCTTAATCACCAAGTTAATGGAGCGTGCTCGTTTGGAAGACCGTATTGCTACCGTTAAAGGTATTTTTGTTAAAACTCCTGATGACGCACAAGAGCCTGGTAAGTTCATTAATCGTCAAAATGGTGTTTTCTATTTAGCTTGGTACCACAGATTTGTGACCAAGAAGTACCGTGCATTTTCAATGACGGAGATTACACCTAACAATGTTTACGATTGGTTCCATCAAAATGATGATTCGGGTAAAGGATTTTTGTATCGATTACCCGAAGAGGCAAGAAATTCAACAAACCTTGTGACTTACGTGCATTCTGAGGTTTGGACATGGTACAAAGCAAAGTATAAGATGCTGAATGGAAGCAATATGGACTACAAAGGAAAACCTGAGCATTTTGAAGATTTTCCTAATATTCGTGTTGAAGTATTGCATGACCACGCAAACAAACAATTTGTTTTATGTACAGATGATACGAATATTGAAATCCTTGAAAATATTCCGTCTGAGAAAACATCTTATGAATTACAAAAACAAGGTCGTGATATCCTTTTGATGGGAGACTACAAGTTAGGTGTCCGTTTTGTTGTTGTTGGAAAAGAGTATGATATTAACAAGCCCGAGGCCTTTAATGTTCAAGCCGTTTGGTCAAATGATGCTTCACCTCTTGCAAACGATACATTTATTCCTTTGTTTAATGAGGCTAGCGGTATTTATAATCTTACTTATAAAGACGTACAGGTGCATGCCTCTTTGACAGCAGATATTGAAAGCATTAAAGGATTACCGGCAGGCACTGTTATTCGCATTAAGGGAAATACCGCCGTAGCAGCAGGGAAAGTTGTAAAACACAATGCCTCTAAAATTAAACTTGCAGGAAATGCAGATTTCAGTTTAAAAGATGGAGGTACTTTAACACTTTTGATGAATGCAGATGGTACGCTTTCAGAATTAAAAAGAACAACCGTACCAGATGTCGCGCCAACAAGTGTAGTTTTCCAAGATACTTCAATTGAAGCTGATTTAGGATTTGACTTTACTTATAAAGGTGCTTCAGCGGCAACACTTTCTACTATTACTGGAGGTGTTAATGGTAAAACCATTACAATTTACGGTTCTGACGGTGGTGATTTAACGGTACAGAATATCTCAGGATTAGTTTCTGTAGGAACTGCCGTGGTATTAACCGATGCGTCGAAATACTTGAAACTTACTAAAGTTGACGGTATGTGGTATAAAGTAGAATCTAATTAATACTAGATAGAGTATGTTACAGTTTAGAAAATCAGTACCAAAGCCTGCTCCTGGAGCAGGCTCCCCAAAGGGGAAATCTCCAAACGCTACGTTAATCTATGCAGATGACGTTATTGGAGGATATATGTTTGACGAAACGGGCGTTCGTTTCACATCAAACTTGCTTTTAAAAGCAAATGCAACATGTCACCGAATTTACATGACCGATGTTACCCAAAAGGTAACTGCGACAACCGAAGGTGATCCTGATGCTGAAGGCTTCATCAAAAAATTCGAAGGGATGCATCCCGGCGACCAAATTGAACTGACAGAGTTTTTGGAGCAAACGTTGGGTCAAGGATTCATTATCCTATATGATGCCGACTGCGGAAGCAATGTTAAGCGATTGATAGGTACTCCTTGTAATCCGCTTTACATTAAAGCTTCTTTTGAGGATTCAAAAGACAAGTTGGGCACAGACTTGGTTTTTGAAGCCCGCAGACGCGATCGCCATTTAATCAAGTTTTACGAAGGAACTCTTCAGTTTGAGGAGCCTACAACAACAACTGACGAAAATGTAGTTATCACTCCGGCAAACGGCGAAATCTATCGTTTGGCACCGTCTGCCACAGCAAACACTACGGTAAGTATTGACACGATGACTCAGCCGCACGGGAAAATTATTTCTCTTGTAGGTCAGGGTGGTGCTAACCCTATGAGTTTACCTGCGGGTGTAAATGGACCGGTTACCGTTTTGTTGAAAGATGGTACCGCTTGGTCGGCGCTTGAAAATTCGGCAATTCACTTAAAAGTGTTTGATGCAGGTGCGACAACTTATTTGATTGAGCAATCCCGCGCGTAGCGTGTTTATGTTTATTTGTAGCGAAGCTCCGGCATTGTGTCGGAGCTTTTTTTATCGTGTCCAATTCAAGTGCATGTGCATTGTAATCTTTGTACTAACTAAATGTTTAACAAATTAAAGATAAATGAAAAATGAAGCTTTAGAAGCGCTTTGCGCTTCATACGAAAAACCAGCGTTGCGATTCAATGCTTTGCTGGCCATTTATGGTAAATGCGAAAATAACAATCGCAATGTGCTGCAGCACCTCAATCGAACAGGTTATACACCTGGCAGTTTGAACGAGTTAGAGTACGAATTGAAACGCTTTTTGAACATTCGAGAAGTTGATGTAATCAATTTCAAGAAATCATTAGAAAAAGAAACTGAGCCAACCTTGCTGGATAATTTCAATGCTTTTTTAACTTCACTTGCAGTTGATTTGGCTTTCAAGGTTATCCTTTTCTTGAAGTTAAAATCTCAATCTAAATATCTAACTTTTCCTCCAGGTTCAACTTTTGAAGGCATGATTAAGGATTCAGATTTAGAGCCATTTTTTGCTGAAGTAAATAATCAAGAAACGCAGGAAAACTTAAATGTTTTTGTTGAAAAAGGGATACTTGAAGATGATGATTTCATTAAGACATTAAATTCAAAAGAATACCCTGAGGATATTGCCGCGAAAGTAGCCGCGCTTTTTGACTTGAAATCTACTTCGGAAGAAAATCCTTTTTTGAAAGCCCCAGACGAGGTAAAAGAAGCTATTAAGCTTCGCGATGAGTTCCCATTTTTAAAAGCAGCTGACTGTCCACAGGTTGCCTTTGTTTTGGTTGGTGAGAAAATCAACGCTTACGAGCAATTCATTGAGTCGCATTCTGAATTGATTTCAAAGTTGGTTATTCCTGCACTTGAAGGAAAAGAAACCCCTGAGGATAAAGAAAATGCCATTTTCGAATTGGCTAAAGCCGCGGTTGATGGTTTTGTGGTTGATCAATTAATTTGGGACGAATTGAATGCTTATAAAGAAACTGGAAAGTTTCTTGGGGTTCATGAATTGACTAAAGAGAAGGATGAAAAACCTATCAATCAATATTCGGAAATATCGGCCGTAGAATTGACCAAAAAATTGGCGGCCGCAAAAAACAGTATGAACCGAAATAAGTCAAAGCTTGAAAAGGAGAAAGACCCTTTAAAAGCCAAGTCTTACAAGGAAAAAGTCGAAGCCTATTCAAGTGAAATTGTTTTAATACAGCAGGCCCTTGAATCTAAACAATAGATACTTCAGTATTTCCGCTGAAAAGAGTAAGGGGGCCGACGTTTCGGCTCCCGAACTCTTTATTTCTAAGTACCTCAATAAGCATTATGAAACGGTAAAATCACTGCCGGAGGATCTTCTGCGACTTCCGTCCCAGGACGAGTGTTTTTTTCTTCAAACAGATAATAGTTTCAATGCTTTTACATTTGTTGTGCTTGTTGCAAAGCATCAAGGCATTAAACGTCTTTATGCTTCAACCTATTCAATCAACATTCGTGTTATAGAATCTTTAGTAGAGCTTCACGATGGAGGCTTCGTTGATGAAATCTTTTTAATGGTTTCCGATAGTTTACGCAAGCGGAACCCAACGACTGTGAATTTAATGGAGGCTCTTTTTAAAAGTCGTCCAAACATCCGGTTGAAGTATTCCTGGAACCACAGCAAGGTTACTTTGATGCAGACGGAGTTCTCAAGCTTTGTTGTTGAAGGCTCTGGCAATTGGTCGGAAAATGCTCTGTATGAGCAGTACATTTTTTTGAATTCAAAATCTGTTTTCGAACATCGTGAAAAACTATTCCTTAATTCAAAAGAACGATGAATAACCCTCCAGCACTTTTCAATACACTTAACTTAGATCAAGAGCAATTGGAAGCTATTGCTATTTACTCTTCTCTCCATTATGACTTAGATCAAGTTGCAATGCTTTTGGATATTGATTCGGAGCAGTTTAAAAAAGCCTACAATAAAAGCGGTTCTGCTGTAAAGTATTACTGGGATAAAGGCAAACTCGAGAGTCAATTTAACATTCAACAGAAGCTTATGGACAACGCGAAATCGGGTAACATAACAGCTACGCAAGAGGTGAACAAGGCCATTGACAGAAACGAATTTCAACAACATAAAAGAAGAATTTTTTTCCATGAGTAAGTTTTTGAATGACATATCCATGGACGATGTTTTAAATTTCATCAATACCGGCACTATTGAAAATGCGCCAGTAGAAGTTGTTGAATATCTTAAGATTATAGAATCGCTTCATGGAATGCATTTGCGCATCCATTTATATGGCAACGAAGAGCAAATTATCAATACAATACGTCTTCAGCACGATTTAAAATTGTACACGGCCAAACGAATGTATAATGAAATGCTTGAGTTTTATTATGCTGATACTAAGCTTGCCAAAGACGTATGGCGCAACATCATTTTTAAAAAAATGATGGATATCGGTACTTTGGCCATGGTGGCTTCGAACAATGTCGCAGATTTAGAAAAAGCCTCAAAGATTTTTGAACGCGCCTTTAAAATTAAAGATTTGGATGTTCCAGAACTGCCCAAAATACCTGAAGAAACATTTAAAAAACCATACAAGGTGTACACCATGGATACCTCATTTTTGGGCATGGAATCAATCAACCGCCTTGAAGTGGCCAAACAAATTGATGAGTTAGATCTATCGATTAATGAAAAAGAATTGCTTAAGCAAGATGCGGCAATTTCACAAATAAGAATATTTGACAATGAGCAGGAAGAATCGCGTCAACCCGAATGATGAACGTTTGGAGTTTCGATTCGCATCTTGGCTAAAGATGCTCATTGATTTGATTGCTCCAAAAATACTTTTACTTATTGCCGGGCGTGCCACGGCTAAAACATCAGATATATTGGCTGAACGTTTCATCGATGTGTGTTACGATATGCCAGGAGCCTATTTTGCCCTAGTTGCCGACACATACGTGAATGCTTTAAAAAACGTTTTGCCAGCACTTATTGAGGGTTTGAATCGAAAAGGGTGGGTTGAAGGCATTCACTATGTAGTCGATCAGCCGCCGCCAGCACATTTTGGAAAGCCGTATAAATCGCCTAAATCATACAAGCATACCATTTCTGTTTTTAACGGCTGCTTTGTGAATCTCATATCGATGGATCAACCTAGCTCTGGAGCCGGTAATTCCTACCAGCATCTTTTTGGGGACGAGGCCAAGTATTTGGATTTTGAAAAACTCAAAAAGTTAATGCCTGCACTCCGCGGTAATCCTAAATTCGCAAGTTCAGTTTTCTATCGCGGTATGACATTTACTACCGATATGCCCGATGTTACAGAGGGAGAGTATTCTTGGATCCTGGACAAGCATAAGGATATGAATCCTGACCAGATTAAGCTTTGTCTGCAAGCGGGTTTGATATTGAATGAGCTAAAAATTGAAAAGATAAACGAGGAGCGCGCCAATAATTGGACCAAAGTAGACCAAATCCAAAAAAATATTGAGCGATGGGAAAAACGATGGATTAAAGCTCGAAAAGATTCCACTTTTTTCAAGATAGTTTCATCCTATGTAAATGTCGATATCAATACACCTGGCTTTTATAAAGATTCACTTGCTGCACTAGGGCCTGAAGAATTCAAAAAAGCAATAGGATCCTTTTCCCCTAAAGCAAAAAAGGGAGAGCGATTTTACATTAACCTTCATGATGATTTGTTTTTCCAAGACGGTATTAACACCCAATACTACGAGCGATTCAAGGTGGGAGAAGAATTTGAGGAAAGCTGCTTAGCTTTAAAATACCTCAGTCCCTCTCGGCCCATTGAGGCAGGCGTCGATTTTGGAAATATGATGTCTATGGTGACTGGTCAGGAACTAGGTAAAATGCTTTTTTTGATGAAAGAGTTTTATACTCTCCCGCCGGAATCCCTACGGCAACTAGCCAATCAATTCTTGAAATTTTACAAGCATCACCAAAATAAAATATTGATTCTCTATTATGATCGTTCAGGTAATGCTTATGCAAAAATTGGAGAAGACATGGTTTCAGAACTTAAAGATTATCTCGAGAATCCGACCGATCCTGAATTAAAAGGTTGGCGAGTTCAGTTGATGTCGCGTGGCCAGCGTACGATATTGCAATCAGAGGAGCATCAGTACATGCGCGCCATTATGGAGGAGAATAATTCAAACCTGCCGGTACTTCGCATCTGTCGATTTGGCTGTAAAAACTTGAAGTCGGCGATGGAAAAAGCCAAATCGAAAGAGGTTTTTGACAAAAAAGGAATAAAGTCTATTCGCAAGAATAAGGCTTCTGAGAAGTTGCCGGCACACCGTCTTCCAAAAGAATCAACAAATTTAACCGATGCCCTTAAATACTTCTGCGGTCGAGAGCATTGGATAAACGAGAGTAAGAAGAAAAAGCCAGTTTCAGCATCAGGTATTGATATTATATAAAAACCCAGCAAACCGCCCCGTTAGGGGCGATTTTTTTTGAAATTAAGCTATTTTATGTAAAGTATTGACTTTGTTCCATGTCGCCAAAAATCATGGTTTATAACCAATGAAAAATAAGGTTTTTCATCATTTAGCGCATTTTTACAATATACGCGCGCTCGTATCTCGTGAAAGCAAAGGTTTAAAGCGGTCATTTTACAGCAAATAGGGTCTAAGTCTATGCAGGTGTAGAAGTTGCCGGGAGCGTGCTTATTTGCAGCCAAAACCATCCGACCGCTACCGCTTGAAGGCTCGAGTATATTTTTACCCCATTGGTCGGGTGGTATTATTAACTGTGCGGAGATTTCGCAAAGTGATTCGGGCGTAAAGAACTGCCCAAATTTTGATTTCTTGCTTCCTTGGCTTAATACTTCGTAGTATGTCCCCAATGGGTCAACCCAACCTTTTGAAATTTTTTCAAAGTGGTAAATTTTGCTAAGCTCTACAAATAGCTTCACAAATAAATCGAGTTCTTTTTTGTTGTAGGGTTTAATGAGTTCAAAATATCGCTCCTCCTCTGTTTGATGTGCTAGCGCACAAATCGCAATACTCAAAAAATCATCAAAAAGGCGGTAAGCGTCAAACCTGTACCCGAATGCAGTAAAAAGGGAGTTAAACTCCCTTAAATACTGCGGTATGTCTTTAGTCTTTACCATTTTCACGCTCCTTTACTTGTAGATTAGAAAAAAGATAGCAAACAGGGTAAAAAATTTCTTCGTTATCCTCTTGGGTTTGTGGCTCTGCTTGTTCTTGTTCCTCCTGCGCTTGGTTGGGTCTGCCCCATACCAAAAAAGCGGTTTCCCCTTTTGAAATAGAAAAGCCAAGTTTGTTCCATTCCTTTAAGGTTTTGAACTCCTTAATTTTTGGGTTGGCTTCTCTATACATTTGAATTAACGCCTCGTTAACGGTGTAGCCCTCTAAATCGGCTTCCATTCTTTTTTTTGCAATTCCCGAAAGGGTTTGCAATTCTTTTCTTCTTGCTTTTGCTCTTTCGGCTCTCTCTGTTTTTTGGGTTTCTGTTGTCATGGCTTTAATTATTAATTTTATAAAATTCCTTCGTCGGCAAATGAAAAATAGGATTCGTCTGTGAGTATCAGGTGGTCAAGTAGGGCTATGTCTAAAATTTCCCCTCCCTCCTTTATTTTTTTTGTTATGGTCTTGTCGGCTTCGCTTGCTTGTAGTTTTCCGCTTGGGTGGTTGTGGGCTACTATTATAGAGGTGGCGCAACATTTCAAAGCGATTGTAAAAATCATTCGAGGGTCTACGATTGCGCCTGTAATACCTCCTTTTGATAATTTGTAAAATCCTATAACCTTGTTTGAGTTGTTTAAGCATAGAATTATTACTTCTTCTTGCCAATCGAATGTATCAGCGTTAAAAATCTTTCTAAAAAGTTCTGCGGCAGTTTTGCTAGATGTGATTTTAAAAAGTTCGCTTTTCTTTACGTTTCGGTCAAATGATACGGAAACTTTTATTTCAGGCAGTACCATATTAAAAAACGTATTGGTTAAAATCTCCGTTATCTGTTCCGTTTTCCTCGATAAACATTTCAGCTATCGCAACCGCTTTGTTAAATGCGTTTTTTGCTTTTGCTTTGAAGTATTGGTAATCGCTCCAATTGAATGAAAAAGAAAATCCTTTTTCGTTTAAAATTTGTTTTACCTGCTCGGATAAAAGTGTACTTTTGTTTGAAGATAAATTTTGCATGGCTTGTAAATTTTGTCGTTGATTTTTAAAAAGCCCTACCCTCGACAGTAGGGCTTTTCTTTTGGTTTACATTTCGAAATTGATTACCTCATTTTCGCACTCGGTTAAAATTCGGTCGAGTTGGTTTGTAGCGCACTCGGTTAAATTTTTAATAACTTCGGTGTTTTGGATTTCAAATTGAAAACCTTGTTGATTTTGGAAAACAATTTTTGCACTCATTTTGTCGTTTCCTGCCTCGAACGTTTTTAAATCGTTCCATTTTTGTTTCAGTGTTTTGTAGCGTTTTTTCAAGGCTTCAAATCTTTCGCTTCGCTCAATTCTTTCCTCTGCGGTTAACGGCTTAATTTTCATTAATAGCGCTTCGGTAGACTCTTGCTTTTTTTCGGCAGGAATTACAATGTTTTCCTCTTTTTTGATTTCACCGATTAAAGGTTTAACGGTTTCTTTTTGTGCATCTGCACTGGGTTTTGTAGCATTTTTCATGGCTTATATATTAAATTATTACATAGTAAATTTACGAATAAGTTGTATAAAATACAACTATTTTACGATAAAAAGTTGTTAAAAATACAACATTTAGAACGATTAAAAATAAGCAGTTTCTTTAATAAAAAAAGTAGAATTTCAATCTTTTAAAAACACTTAATTGAGTATAAATCACCGAAAACAAAGCGAAAAACCTCCGTTTAAAGGGGTTTTTTTCGCTTGTTTAAGGATTGACCCCGCCACGCTCAGAATCATAGGCGCACGTGCATTAATCGATTAAAATAGAAATATGAGCGGGGCGGGTGCGCTCCGCGCCCAACCAGTTCTCGAGAAACCCAACCATTTTGTTGGGTTTAATCGTGTCCAATCGATTAACCATGTTATGGGTAAAATTGCACATGCAAGAAAACCAACCAGCATTTGAGTCAATCCGCTTGTCAGACGCATACAAACAAATGAAACATTTATCATCATGTAATGTTCCATTCTCATTTGCTTTTGTATCACTAGATCAATCAAAGCGAAATTCAAAAGGATTAGTATTTGTTGATTCTGCATTGCTTCGAAAGAGTATGCGTAAAGAATCTTCAGCATATTATGGTATTCTGGTTGAATACACACAATACAAACAGTTAGAGGATAAGGATAGACATTTCTATTTACCTCTTCTTGTAATGTTTAACGGTAAAATAGTCACAAATGAGCATCTACGAATTAAACGGTAGGTCAGGTATAGCCGGTACACAGGATTTTCTGTGCACTTTTGAGATATCTTCTAATCCAAGGGATTTAAACACTTTTCAAGAAAGAAGTGAAGTTTTGACCAACATTGCTAACTACCAGCAATTTGGCGATTACTTTATTCTTCCTTATGGTTACAACAACGATTTACCGCAAACCATAAAAAAAGCTGTTCAGGAAAACAGTCAAGCTCCTGGAATGATTGAAAAGAAAGTCTTCATGATTATGGGAGACGGACCATTTCTTTACAAAGAAAGATTTGTAGAAACCGATAAGGGTATAGTACTTGTGCGTGATTTTGGTGTAGATCCAGAAGTTCAAAGCTGGCTTGATACTTGGGACTACCATAAATATCTTGAGCGTTGTGCTGTAGATTACGAGTATATGCGTGGTTCATTCACAAAGCTTAAGCGCAATCGCGGTGCCCGTATTGGTCAAAAAGCATTCATAGCAGAGCTAGAGCATCAGCAGTTAATCACTGCGCGATTGGCCATAAGAAAAGATAGTCAAGACTTGACAAAACCTACCCACGTTGCGGTCACCGATAACTTTGAATTCAACAACTTGCAATCTTTCTTGAAGATGAAATTCTTTCCAATTATTGATTGGAACGATCCATTTAAAGAAGCAACATCGATGGTTTATTCTTCCCAGTACACTTTTGGTGATAACTTTTACTCTACACCTGTTCTAGTAGGTTCACTTGAATGGCTCAGAAGATCTACGGCAACACCTTTGATTTTTAAGTATCTTTCTAAAAACAGTGTAAACGTTAAGTTTCATTTAGAATCTCCCCAGGAGTTCTGGGACGAAGAAGAAGCAAAATTTAAAAAGCGTCTTGAAGATCAGGGAAAAACCTACAACCCCCAAGATTTTGAAAAATACCGCTCCGATTATATCAAAGGAGTTACTAAGGTTCTCGAGGCAGAGCATAATGTTGGTAAAATGCTGCACACCCGTTCTGTTTTAAACTATCAAGGAGTAAATGTAATTGAGCGCGGTTGGAAGCTGACTCCAATTGAGCAAAAAATAAAAGAGTTTGTTGATTCGCACCTAAAAATTGACAATTCAGCTGCACGGTCTTTATCCACAGCATTGGGGATGAATACAGGAATTTCAAACGTTTCTCAGTCTGGCGAAGTCAATGGAGGTTCCCAACAAGTTTATGCCGCTGCCAACTTTATCAATTACTCTGTTGACATTCCAGAGCGAACAATTTGTTTGCCCTTGAATAAAGCAATCAAGGCTAACTTCCCAAGAACCGAGTACAAAATAGGGTTCCACAGATATAGTCCCCAAACATTGTCGAACATTAGTCCAAAAGACCGCCCTGCGGCACAATAGTTATGGCACAGTTACTTTTTAACAAAGACAATAATGGTAACCAAGAAGTAAATTCAATTCTTACATTCTTGGCAAAAAATGTAACTTTTGAAAAACTGAAGCCTTACATTTATACTTATACCGATGCTTTAATTGAATTACTGGGCCTGCCAATTTATAATGAAGCTGTTTCAAATTATACAGCTGCCAATCCATCACCGGAACAATTGGATCTAGTGCGTCGTTTCCAAACTTCAATCCTACGTGGTTCTTATTATTCATTTGCTCAGGACAACGACTTACATCATTCGTCTAACGGTAGAGTTAACTCTATAGAAGAAAATCAAAAAATTGCATGGGAATGGCAAATTGTTTCCTCAAACAGAAAGTTGGAGAAAGATTACTATAGAGAGCTTGACCAGTTAATCAAATTTTTGGATAAAAATTCTTCCAGCTGGAGGCAAACAGATGCATACAAAAATAGTCGTGAGCTGTTTCTTCGTGTTCCTGATGATTTTGATATGTTTTTCACCATTGGCCAGTCAAGACTATTGTTTCTGAAATTGGTTCCTGGCATCAAACAAGCACAAACCGATTTCATACTACCGGTCATTGGACAAGAACCTTTTGATTTGCTTATCCAATCACTCAAGGATAACACCGGCATCGACCATAAGCTTTTATTGTTTTGTCAAGAAGTATGCGCTTATCACTCTTTGTATTGGGGTATTCCTAAGCTAAGCCTTCAGTACTTTCCGGACGCTATAACATTCCCTGGTGACAGCTCTCGAAATGAAATAAATTCAAGAAAAGCAGTAGACACATCTTTTATTAAAGATACGGCCAATCAGTTCATGGTCGATAGAGATAAAGCATTACTTAAATTGACCTCTTACATTCAGTCACTTCAATCAGCTCAGCGACCACCGCAAACAATTCAAGACAAGTTTAACCCAGATGATAATGTAGTTACCCTATGAAAAAAATCTTCCTCAAATTATGGCGCAGTTTTCTCAACTTATTCAAGTCTGAGAAGCAAAAACAAGACGATAATGCCGATGCTATTTACAAAGCAATTTATACGGAAATGGCTAAGAAAAGCATATCGCAAAAAGAACTGATAAACAAAATCATCAAAAACTTTGAAAAAGATACCGGGCACCGTTACGGATTTTCCCGATTCATTCCTTTTAAAGAAAAGTCACGAAATACGCAACTCGTCTCAATTGTGAACAATATTTATGGAAAGGAAATGCAAGAGCTTGGCGTAGTTATGAATGCTAACCTTTCATTCACATGCATACGATAGAAATTCCTGAAAAGCAATTTAGAGCATACGTCCCATCAGATTTGTCTGAATGTGATTCATCGCAATACATCTCTATTTGCGCATTCCTTTTTTTGTATCAATCAGGGAATATTTCATTTGAACAATGGCGCGTTTCAGCTTTCTACGATTTGCTAAAGATAAAAAGGGTAAACCAAAACAAAGATGATGTTTATAAACGATCGGCTATTGAGCAGTACTCTGAAATTCTCACATCATTCTTTGAAAGCCAAGACGATCAACTTGTACTGAAGCAATACTACGTCAATAATCCAATTCCAAAGATACACTGGTTTCCATTCAATTTATATGGCCCGGGCAATGACTTTGAGAACATCTCTTTTGGTGATTTTATCGATATGCTAGAAGAATACATAAACTTCAACCAAACTGGGGAGACCATATATTTACTTAGAATGTTGGCCATTGCTTATGTTCCTGTTTTTTTTAGAAAAAGACATCGCCCATCAGCCGAAACGGTAGTTAAAAGAGCCCGAAGTTTTTCTAGTATGCACATGGGCTTTGTGTGGGGTTTTTACCTATACTTTACATCTTTTTACAAAAACCTTGTCGACCGAAAAATATTTGTTCAAGGTAACGAATTAGATTTATCAATCATCTTTGATCAATCTACAAAAGATAAAGATTCTGACATTCCTGGACTTGGAATGCGAGGCGTTTTGATGTCCATTGCAGAGAGCGGTGTCCATGGAACATTCAATCAAGCCAGACAAATTCCTTTTTGGGAAGCAATCATTATGATGCACCGAATGGCCAAGCAGGCTATTGATGCTGAAACCCAATTAAAAAATAGTAAAAAATGATTTTTATAAGTGAACTTAAGACTTATGGGGATTCGCTTGTTAGCCGAATTACTGACTTGAAAAAGCACGTTCAAGTGATTGATGACAGCCAACTTGGCGCGATCTTAAAAGAGATTCCTATTGGACTAGATGACAATCCAATTCTTGTTTCATTTATTCCCTCCATAAAAACCACTGGATCCAATTCCGATATGGCAAGTGACAATTCCAATATGCTTTTTATGATCTTGGAACGCGCCGATCGTCAAGAATCCAACGAGGATTTCATTGAGAAAATGAATCGGCTTCAAATTTTGGCCAATACAATCAAAAAACAAATGCTCCAAGATACTCAAGAGCTATGCATGATGAAATTCTTGAATGTATCCATTGAAATTGACCCTGTTTGGAAGCTTCACGAATGCGATGGCTGGGAGATAAATTTTTCAATTAAGAATAGTTCTTTTCACTAATTAGTTGTACATTTAACAACTAATTAAACAAGCCATGGACAAAGAAAAAGTTACTGAATACTTCAAAGAAGTAATTAATCAAAAAAAGGCAGCTTCAATTTTAGGGGTTGATAAATTTACGATAGCAAATTACAGAAGGAAGTTACCTACATTAGGCACGCAGCTTGAATTTTTGCTTGAGCATAATTTGATAAAAATACATAAGCATGAGTCTTAGAAATCAGCGCAACCAACGTCTTGAAGAAGTAATGAAAGGTCGATTCATATCAAAGGTACTTGCGGCCGCCGGTACCGATGTCGATGAGACTATTCAATCCGTTATGGATACCGCAGGTTTTCAATCTGATTTTTGGCGCGACCGCTCAATGACTGTGGCCGGATCCAAATTGGAATACCGGCATTTAAAAGTGCATCGCTTTCATGATATGCCAACCCGAAAAACAAAATCAGGATCCATTCGAAAAAAGCGCAATGCAATTCATAACAAGATTGTATATGGGCATCTTAATGATATTGCTCGTGAGTTAAGTATTGGCTATACCGATGCAACCATTGCCGAGATTAGTAAAATGGAAGGCAATATTTAAACCCCTAGTATAGTTATCCAGTTGTACTCTAAATTTGAACTATATGCCACAGAAGAAAAACCCTAAAACAAAGCAACTCCGTAAAGCTCGCAAAATTTTAAAGTTTTGGTTCAAAGCCATGCTCTCAACCGATTTAATGAATCGGCCAGAGCATCGCTCTGAATATCTTGAAGCATTACAAATTGTTAAAGATTACGCTCGAAAAGCGTAATTTTTTATTTTAGGGGTCTAACTAAAATTTATAGCCATGTCTAAGTTAACAAATCAAGAATTAGAAGAAAAGATTAAATCACTTACAGATCGTGAACTTATTGAAAAAAATGCAAAGTACAATTACCTTATTGAAAGGCATCTTCAAAGCATATCATTTTTTGTCTCATTCTTCTTTTGGCTTTTTATTGTTTCTTTAGCAATAGCTTTTATTGTTTTGATTACTCAATCAAGTTAAGATGTGCAAAAGCACATCTTTTTTTTTGACATTACAGCTTAAGTTTGTAGTATTGCTGAGTCAAAACAATCCGGGTTAAACCGATCTTACTTTATTACTAATAGCGAATCCCCGTTGGTGTCCAGTTAAACCGAAAGGCTGGAATCACAATCCCATGGATTGTTTTGACACACCTGTACGGGGATTCGTGTGTTTAAAATTTTCTGATATGTCAAAAGAAACTTTTACACTAATTTTAAAAATGCACTTTGAATAGTATGAATATTCGTGTGCATTTCATGGATGGGGCATCCATGGAAATCAATGCGGTGAAATCACTGCGAGCCCTGTCTGAAGCATTAATTGCTTTGCCTTACAAAACCGAACCTTTGAAATTTGTTTCAATTTCCACTGGAAAACAATTCTATTTTGATTTTCAAGTCATACAAGCTTTTTTAGCGGGTGAACTAGACGAAATGGAACTTGTTCGAAAACTCGAATGTCACGGACTATACCGCAATACTTCAGTATTAAAAATGTCTGACTTTGAAATTGAGATTGACTCACTATTCAAGCGAATAGACGACAAGTTAATACTGATTGATGATGATCGCTTTGTGAGCGTCCATTATCCTGATTCTGATTTTATAGAAGTTTAAAAAAAAAGCGGTCAATTGGCCGCTTTTTTTACGTGTCCAATTTGCTTAACGGCCACTTGCGAAATTTGGTAAAATTTCAATCCGATGGCCAAAACCATAACTGACGAAGATATTAAGCTCAACGTAATCATCAATGGCAACAATGCCCAAAAAGAGCTGTATGATTTAGAACGCGCCAACAGAAAGTTAAATGAATCGCAAGCTGCTTTACGGCTTGAGAAAAAGCGCCTAGAAGCCGCCAATCTCACGGAGTCAGCTCGGTATAAAGAATTGACCGGCCAAATCAAAGAGAATTCACGCCAATTGAATCTTAATAAAGCCCGAATGACTGAGCTTCAGCGTGAAATTGGAGTTACCGGATTAACCATGAAGCAATTGACCGAAAAGGCCAATTTGTTAAAGATTCAGCTTCGTCAGATGATTCCTGGCTCGGAGGATTTCAATAGAATTCAAAACGAGCTAAAGCAAGTAAGTAACCGTCTTGATGAATTGCGAGGCAAGGCACAACAAGGTTTCGATTTGGGGAGGGTAGCCGATAACTTTAATCGTTTTGCCGCTCTAGGCGCTTCGGTTATAGCATTCTTCACAGGTGTTGCGCTAACAATTCGTAAAGTAATTGATTTGCAAGGCGAACTTTCAGATGCGCAAGCCCGGGTGATGAAAACCACACAAATGGATGCTCAGGAAGTTGATGACTTATCAAAAAAGTTGATGGGATTAAAAACCAGAACCTCTTTGAAAGACCTTTTAGGTATAGCAGAGCAAGGTGGGCTTTTAGGAGTTGCTAAAAATGAAATATTTGATTTTGTTCAAGTCATGAACGAAGCCAACGTGGCTATGGGGGATGCTTTTGAGGGTGGCGCCGAAGAAGTGGCAAATTCTCTTGGAAAAATTAAAGGGCTTTACGATGAACTTGAAGATGCGTCTGTAAATACTGCTTTTAAAGCAGTCGGTTCTGCCATTAACGACCTTGGGGCAAATGGAGCGGCGACCGAATCCAATATTGCACAATTCGTAACGCGATTAGGTTCGCTTCCACCGGCAATAAAACCAAGTATTGCTCAAGCTCTCGGATTGGGAGCCGCTTTTGAGGAGTCGGGTCTTAAAGCTGAGATTGCTGGAACCAATTATGGCAAAGTGATTTCCATCGCAGCAAGAGACTTTCCAAAATTTGCTCAAGTTATGAAAATGACTGAGGGGCAAGTTAAACAGATGTTGAATACGGATCCAACAGAATTCTTTTTGAAGTTTGCCAATTCTTTAAATGGATTAGATGCCACACAGCTTGCTACTACTCTTGATTACCTCAAGCTCAATGATAATGAGGTGAAAATGGTTTTGGGAGCCGCAGCAAAAAATACAGACATGTTCCGCGAGAAGATAGAGCTTGCTTCAAAATCTATGGGTGAATCTACTTCTATGACCAAAGAGTACAACATCCAGAATAATACATTAGGGGCTGTATTAGACAAAATTGGCAAAAAGATATCGGGTTATTTCACTTCAGAAACTATCAACAAATGGATCGGAGGTTTAGTTATCGGCTTTGGTAAACTAATTGGCGCGATAGAAACAACTGATGGTACTGCTGCTAAATGGAGAAATACTCTAGCATTTGTTTTGAAGCTTATCGTGATAGTGACCGCAGCCATGATTACCCATACAACTTGGCAAAAGTTAGTCGCTTATTGGACAACAAGAAACACCGAAGCAACTCTTTTATATAACGCGGCCGCTCGCGCCCGTGCTTTTGCCGATGGAGCTTACATTGTAATTACCCAAGCGTTGGCCGCAGCACAAATGCTTTTGACAGGAAACATTAAAGGAGCAACTCAGGCTATTCGTGTGATGACTGCAACAATGATGACCACGCCCTGGGGTTTTGTTTTAACATCTTTAGCCGCTGTTGCAACTGCATTTTATTTGTTTTCAGATAGTGCAAAAGATGCTGCGACATCGCAAGAGATATTTAATCGCATAAAGGGTGATGCCATTGCCAAAACCAAAGAAGAAACCGCCGAGATTACTGCGCTTTTTGCTGTAGCCAGAGATGAAAATGCAACAAGAGAGGCAAAAATTGCCGCGATTAACAAAATCAATGAAATTCTTCCTGAGCACATTGGCAATCTGACGTTAGAAAAGATTGGAACGTTTGAGGCTAAGAAAATGATTGACCAATATATCAAGTCGCTTGAGAAGCAGGCTATGGTTGAAATTTTCTTGCAAGAAATAAAGTCAAAAAATCAGGCCATCCGAGACAAAGAAAAGCAAAGCTTAGATGAAGAAGTCCAATGGTATGATATGGCTTTTGCCCAGTTGAAACGATTTGGGAATACTCAACTTGCTGCATCAGACGTAATCGTCAAAGCATCATCAAGAAAAGCAAAAAGTTTAGAACAACTTCGTACAGAACTAAAGCTAACCAAATCTGAATTTGAAAAATTTTTAAAGGATAATCCTGAAGCAATATCAAAGGTAAATCCTGAAGCAACTACGCCCGACACACCAGACACTCCCACAGGCGCTGCGCAACAGAGAACAATCAGAAGCATTCAAGAAATGAATTCTGAGCGTTTGGAAATGGAGCGTAAGTTTCAAGATGACCTTCTTAAGCTTAAGCGTCAATATGAAGATGATGCCTTGGCCCTAAAAACGGATTCTTACGAAAAAGAAGTTGAGTTAGAAAACCTTCGCTACCTACGTGAAGTGCAAGATCTAGAAAAGCAAAAAGTAAACAAAGAGGAACTAGCAAAACTCGATGAGAAAATTGCCAAAGCAAAGTCCGACGGCGACACACGCTATTATCGTTTTTTGTTAGGACTCAAAAAAGATTGGAGCGAAAAAAACATTCAGCTTGAAGAACAAATTAATCAAGTTATTCTCGGCAAGGCAGGTTTGCATAAAACTAAACTTGCAACTATTTCCGAGCGCGCGGCAGAAAACTATATTAAGCAACTGAAAGAGCAGTTTGACCGAGAAAAAATACTAAGGGAGACCGCCCATCAAGACGAGCTTAACGCACTTGGAAATGATGAGCAAGCCAAAAAAGCGCTGAATAAAAAGTATGAAGAAGAGGAGCTAGAGCGTCAAAAACAATTTCTTCAACGGCTTTTAGATGAATTCAACAAAATAACTTCTGGCGGAAAGCTTTCAAATATTGACCTGTCATTATTATCCCCTGAGCAGGTTGAAGAATTTAAGAAAAAAGCCGAAGAAATTGGCCTAGAGCTTTCCAAACTTATCGGTAAGAAACAAGCGCTTTCCGGCAGTTCAAACGATCAACTAGAAGGCATGCAAGCCTTGGGATTGAATACGCGTACCGACATTCTTGGATTTACTCAGGAAAATTGGGACCAATTCTTCAAAAATTTAGAAGTTGGAAAGTTTGGTATTAATGAAATGGCTTTTGCCTTTTCAGCATTAACTCAACTTTATGCTGCTTATGATCAGTTTGTAACTGCTAATGAAAACCGCCAACTTCAAAAATATCAACGCGACAATGATCAAAAGAAAACTACACTCAAAAGGCGTCTTGATGCAGGGATAATTTCTCAAGCACAGTACGATCGGCAAGTAAAGCGTTTAGATGATGAGCTAGATAAAAGAAAGGCTGAAATAGAGTACCGTCAAGCGAAGCGTCAGCGTATAATTTCAGTCGCTCAAATTGTAACCAACACTGCTCAGGCAATAATGTCCATTTGGGCCCAAGTTCCAAAATTTGATTTTGGTGTTTCTGCAGGTTTACTTACGGGTATGGTATCAGCAATCGGTGCCTTACAATTGGCCACTGTTTTGGCTCAACCATTACCGGCGAAAGGATTTGAAAAAGGTTTGTATCCCGACATTCGTCGAGAACAAGACGGTAAGGTGTTCAAAGCTACTGGAGGGGTTCGCAAAATGGAAACGGGTCTTTTCTCAAAGCCTACTGTTCTAGTAGGTGAAGGTCCTGAATCATCCCCTGAGATGATAATTGATAAAAAAGCCTATGCCGGTCTTTCTCCTGCTTTAAAAAATTGGCTGTGGGGTGAACTAGCCACGATAAAAGGTTTTGAAAATGGTTTCTACAATCAAAAAAACCAAAGATTTGAAGTTCCAGCGCAGTCCACACAACAACCAATGACGGACCCACTGCAAAATGCAGTGATGCTTGAGATATTAGAGTTGCTTCGAGAGCTCCGCGAAAAAGGAGTTGAAGGCCGCTTCTCCGACCAAGATATGGAGTCAATGAAATATTTGGCAAAAGGCTTGAAAAAATATAACTCAATTATAAATAAATCAAAATCATGATCATTCCAATTATAAACAGAGTCGACTGGCCTAATGATGGTTTTTTTCCTGGTTCTTATGACTTTGAAATATCTCCAAGCAACGCACAGCAAATCATCTTAAATAATGCCTCTGTCAAGTTAAAAACAACAGACGGTCAGGAGCATTTCATTAGCGCACAGATTTATGCTCACTATGTCGCTATACCTATTGAGCCTTATGATTATGTTTGGTATGTGGTACAAAATGTGTCCAATGGGAAATGGTACTTAGGTTTGATAAAAGACCCGGGGAACTGCCCTTGGTTTATAACTTACGACTCTATATTTGATGTTGAACAGATTATCATTGATGGCGTTGTAAATACAATTGTTACCGAACCATACCAAGGCGATGAATTTGCCTTTACTCTCGATGATTTAGAATACATTTTAAATCAGTCTTCGTCCACTCCGCAAGACACGTATTTTCAAATCAATACAGCAATAACTATAAACGGTTTCCAAAGCATCGAAACCAAGAATTATCTTATTCCTGAAAAGGCATTGCCCTTCAACGGTACTCAAAAGTTTTCCATATCTAGAACCATTCATGATTTAATAGATCGTATGCCGGGCATTACTCCAGGCGTATTCCAATACTCTCCCGCTGAAGTGATTGTTTCAGTTGAGGAAAGGTTAATGAGCACCAATGCAATAATTGCTACACAAGAGCTTGTTCCAAGATTTTTTGTAGCGGGACTTTCCCGCGGTGTTTTAACAGCAGGATTTTTGACATATTCCACTGCGGTACCGGCACGGGTTACAAACCGTTCTTTCAAGTATATAAACATGATCATTCCAGAATCCGGTTACGAAATACGCATTTTCAAAAACAATGAATTGTTTCAAACCATTGCGATCGGCGTTGTGGGAGTGTGTTCTTTCAAGTTGTTTTTTGATGATTTTACCCAAGGTGATCAGATTGAGGCTCGACTTGAGAAGACAGGTGTTGCTGAATCACAAAATCTTAAATCGCTAAAGTTTAACGTTTGGCCAATTGGAAAAAATTCAAACATTATTGTCTTCGAAGATTCGTATTTGCTAAAACAAGCGTTTGAGTTTACAGGTGAATACTCATTGCCGAATGATTTTGAAAATGACTTGAATTCCACAAGTAAATCATTCACCGACGTAACATCAAAAGTTTCGGATACGGTAAACTCAAAACTCATTTTGAATACTGGATTTGTTTCACCGAATGACTTCGTAGAGCTTTTTGAGGTTTCAAAAGCCAAGCGTGCCTGGTGGGTGCAAGATGACAAGTACATTGAAGTGGTACCGGTACCAAAATCATTACCTGGTTACAACTCGCAACAGCAATTAGTTTCATACAATTTCGAATTCATAATTAACCGAGAAAAAAATGAGGAAACTTATTCACCCAACGTTTGAGCTTGACATCTCTTACTTTAAGATTACCGAAATCGAAGACAATTCTTGGTTTTCAGACACATATTTTTCAAAGTTTTCATTTCCTTTTGAGATTGATATCACAAAAGAGATTGATGTTTTGACAGGATTTATATCGCGATATCGTTCTAATCCTGAAACATTTTTCAGAGTTAAATATGTGCATGATAATGTAATTGAGGATGCAATATTTGAAATTGAGCAGCACCAAACCCGATTGCAATGCGTTCTCCGTTTTGGACTGGAGGAATTCCCGTCATTTTCCAAAAAGCTATCGGAGCTTCCATTGACAAACGTAACTTTCCCAGAGTCAATTTATACGCATGCACAGGCTAAAGTTTCACAAACTTGGCCAGGTACTACATATAATTTTCCGGCAATTCATACCGACCGTTATTCCAATGACGATGCTGGTTTCGAGTTTTTTCAAAAAGTCATAAACAATAGAAATGCAAGCGGTTTTTTGCAAAATGAATTCTCCGTCGCTGAAGAAGCGCATTACAATCGAAACATTATTCAGCCATTACCATACTTGTTTCATGTGGTCCAAAAAATATTTGAAGCCGATGGATATACTTTGGCAGGCGAATTTCTTCAGGATTCAATTCTCAAAAAAGCATTGCTGTATAATTCTAAAAACTATACCCTAAATAATACCGCATCAATTCAAGGAGATGTCAATTTTATGCGTTCCGATTACAACAGCATGGATTCTTCTGGATCTTCAGCAAATCCAAGATATAGATGGTTGTATTCAAGAACTGTTAATTTAACTCAACCTGGTTTTTACAAAATTACCGGTGTATTTGTTTGTAACCGATATGACATACCTTGGAATTATTTAAAAATCTACAATGGTAATACTGAAATATGGTACAGGTTTGCCTCTGGCTTTTATTATGACGGTTCCAAAGATTTTTGGGATATAGAGATAGACATTACAGTAACTTCACCCGTCGTCATTACTTTTGAATGCTCACAGTACACAATAAATTTAGACGACTGGATGGTTGTCGATGCGACAGTGTCATTGATTTCAGTTTCAGATTCTTCAAATAATTTATTGCCATCATTGTTTTTCGAAAATGCAGTAGACCTAAGAAAATCGGTACCCGACATTACCGCAAAGGATTTGCTTTTACTCATTAAGAATTGGTTCAATTATGACATAAACAGAATAGAGGATAAAACCGTTTATCTTGATTTGATTAATAATCAAGTGAATATTGATAATCCTGTTGACCTGTCTGGTACCGAAGTCCGATTTACAAGAAGAATATTTCAAACCTCAATATCTTTTTTATTGAAGTTCCAAGATCCTTCAGTGGCTACGTATACATTTCTTCCAGTTTTTCATAACAAAGATGGTTTTGTCAGCCAAGGATTCACTCAAAACGATGAAACCAATCTTATTGAAATCAACGGCTTGCCTTTGCCTTTAAAAACAGTAAGCGGGTTACAAACATCGCATGATTTTGAGCTTACTGAAGATAAAGCTTATCTTGTTTTATACGATGGGCTTGTTTTGGGCAGAAACGTTTGCCAATCACCAGAACCTCTTTTTATTCCTCAAGTACATAACCGGTATTGGCTCAAATGGTTTAACTTCAGAATTAATGCAATTCAGTTTGTGTGGGTTTTTAAAAGTGCGAAAACATTCATTCGTGAGCTAACTACAAAGCGTAAGATATACGCGTATGGCCGCTACTTTATTCCTCGACAAATAAACAAAACACAATACAAAAGAGATCAGTTTGAAGTTGAGATTACAGGGGAAACAATTTAGAGCGGCCTCGGCCGCTCTATTTCTATTTCAAAAGTTTATCAAGTAAAAAGATTTCTTCGTTGGCCTCACTTTGAACGATATGGACATAAATCATCGTTTCTTTTATGTTGCTATGCCCCAAGAGCTGCTGCAGGTTCTCAACCTTCCCACCCATTTTTAAAAACTGCGTGGCGAAAGTATGCCGGGCCACGTGAAAAGAAACTTTTTTTTGAATCCCTACCATTCTGCAGATAATCTTTAAAGTCTCATTGATATGTTTGTCTGAAAATTTTTTCACAAATAGTTCGGGGTGATCCGAAATAATGCGTTTAGCATTTTTGTTTAGTGCTATAGTCTTATCCTTATTGCTTTTCACAATTACCAAACTTACATCATCATCAAGCAATTGATCCCTGTTAAGCGCTTGAACATTTGATATTCGTAAACCAGTCATACAAGCAAATAAAAAATAGCCCGCGACAATGCGAATAGAATCCGATGTGTATGTGGCCATATAGAGTTCGTAAATCTTTTTAAGTTCACTTGCATTCAAATAGGTTCGGTTTCCATTGGTATTTCCAACCATGATATCGTAAGGATCCATTGGAAACTTTATGCCCGATTTTCTCGCTCGTATTAAATACTTCTTAACCGGCATCAAATTTGAATTAATGGTTGTGTCCATGTTCCCAAGAGTAAACTTTAAAAAGTTTCGGAATTCATTAACGAACTTGTCATTGATGCTGTTAAAGGGTATCTCTTTTTTAAACTGTTTCAGCTTTGCTAAAACAGATTGATATCGGCCTCGAGTTCCATCAGCAAGTTTAGACCTGTCCTCTTTCAAACATTCCTGAAAAAACAAGATGAAGTCACCTCTCGTGTGGCCGTTTAAAAATTCATTTTTAAAAATAGTAGGATTGAATTCTAGTTCCGGATTTGAAAAATAATACATGTTGATGGTATTGACTCTACCATCAAAATCTTTGAGCATCATGTTTACCACATATTCTTCTTTATTTGGACGTTGAATTTGAAATGTTTTGTTGCAAAACTTTGTCGGGTTCACGTATATATTTTTTAGAAGAATCCGCATCCTTTCATACCCTGGTATCTTTATGTGTAGATACACAGGGGAACCCAGTGTTTTGTTTTGTACGTCTTTACGCGCGTAAAATTTGTACTTGATTTTCAT